ACAGTTATATTACCTGTAACACCTAATGCACCTGTAGCAGCAATTCCAGTTGTTACTATGTTTTGACTACCAAAATCAGGACTAATCTTTGTACCCGCAATAGCAGCACTTGCGTTTATATCAGCATTAACAATACTAAGGTCAGATATGTTTGCACTAGTGACAGTAATTGCTGTAGGTAATGCACCTGTAGCAAGTTTTGTTAAAGCAATCGCAGCACTTGCATTTATATCCGCATCTACAATCGCTCCATTTACTATTTTTGCACTTGTTATCGCATCATTATTTACAGTAAAAGTTGTGCCATTATTAGATACAGTTATGTCACCTTTATTGCCATCAGGTAAAGTAGGACCTTGTGATCCTTGAGTTTTTACAGTGACAACACGGGTTTCTCCGTTTACTGTAACTGTATTTTTTGTAGTTGTAACATTAACTG